TCATGATCAATGGACGAAGCCGCTTGGTCAATGCCGCCACAGCCTCGTGGCGGAGGGCCTTCCGGTAGCTTCGGACATTACGATAGACCGAAATTGCGGTATTGGCTGGTTGAGCACTCATGAATCAAACTCCTCAAAGAATTTGGTTTTGTATTTGATTATTTATTCTCTGCCCCACATATTAGTTTTGCACGAATATAAATAGGGCTGTTATGTACGCCGTCTTCTGCACTCAAGGGCATATGACTCGGCAAGAGTTAAAGGAAGAGTGTAGCTCTGAAAAATGGATACCGATATTAGTAATGTGGGAAATAGGTAAAAATTACCCAGTAGTACCATTATTCGAAACAGCTACTCTAGCTGGTAAGTTTGTTAGAAGAAATCTACCCAAAGAATGGCTATGCGGCGTTGTTGATATTAAAATGAGAGATGCTGAATGGATGGATATGAAAGGATGGAAGGCTACTGAATTGACCTTTCCAAGGAAGCTAAAAGATGTCGTTCGCTTCGACATTGAAATACTTGAATACGAACCAGACCACAATTTAGTTATAAATATTTAATCAAGCACCAAATCATCACCAAATTGTGTCTTGAACTTCTCTAACATAGTACTCGCATCATCGACACTGAGGAAGCATTGTGGGCGACAAATCACATAAAATGGTTGTGATTTCCCTACTATATAAACCTTCCTTGTAATCGTCGTATAGAAAAATTCGCTAGATTCTACAAGGTCGAACCCTATTTCATCACCATTACCCAACCACAGATAATCATCAGGTTGATTTCTTATATTAAATCTAAAAAGCTTGTCATTGTTATTATCGTCGAATTCAATTATCACGTTAACCATTTTGCTCTCCTTAAAATCATTTTGAATTGCGCTAATTGCGACCAATGACTAAGATAATCTTTAGTAGCTTGATCTGCAACTCTTTGCCATAAATCTAAATCAACTTTCTTGCTAATATCACTCCAGTCATCAACTAAAATAACATTATGGCGATCGACAAGCGGTGGATCGTATGGCGATCGCTGTCGCTTTGCTATCACAGTTCGACCAAACAAAACGGCTTCAATAAAACGAAGACTTTTATCGCCAGCACCACGCAAGTCAACACACGCTCTATATGAAAGCAAATATTTCAAATACCGTTCTGCTGAAGCATTTGCTATAAAACTTAAATTCACACAGTCTGGCATTCCATCAAGCCCGATGCGTTCCCCATAGCCAGCTCGACCCATGAAACCGGCTAAACCAACAACATCATATTTAAACGCATCTCTGATAGCCTGAACGTCATCATCAAGAAAAGCATTATCTAACTTCTTTTTCACAAACAGATCAAAAACTTGCGTTGAGGGGCGATGTGCAACAACTATTGTTTTGTGTCCGTGTGTTCTTAATAGCTCTTGAGAACAGTTAACTGGCATAAATAGATCACATCGGTCTTGAACCGGCCCACCAATCCTGCCCTGCCATGGCATTCTTTTCTCTCGAAACATTCTATCAGATGAGCATAAGCAGACTTTAAATGCCGGTAGATTGGCAATATTTTCCCAATTATCGTCGAAGAAGAAAGTATCAGATTTGGCAATATATATCCTTACATTATCATAATTATCAGACACCAAATGTTTTACACGCCGTAATATTCGATGTTGCTCGTATTGACCTTTTGCTACCACTACCTTAACTGGCAAATGCATCCGATCAGCGATTTCTGCCAAATTTGCAAGTTGATATGCACAACGCGGTAGCCTATTTTGGCTAAGCATTGAAAAATCAATCGCAATCATTTAAACCTCGATACTGCCGACAATAAAGCAGATGCCGTATCATTAAAACCCATCGCCGCCATCAATGCTGCCATTCTATGATGATAAGTATGCGCCCCTAAAACGTCCTGCCGCTGTTGCTGTGCTATTTTAGGCATCCAGCTAGGGTCTTTCAGCAATCCTTTAATCTCATGGTGAAACACTTTTGGATTGCTCGCTATTATAATATGCGGCAAATACCTATCTAATCCTGGTACAGGATCATGCACAACAACTGCACCACTTAGAGCGGATTTGAATACTCGCTCCGGAAGATCGATACCATGGACAAGAGTATGAGGTTCGCTTATACACGGCACTATCTTGCAACTCGCCAATAATATTGGGACTTCGTTATCAGTTATTGTTCCACCACATAGATTGTCCGGCCACGTTCCCCAACCACGAACCACATGCGATATTGTGTTATCACGCAAAACCGGAAACAAATAAGCGTCTATATTTTTCGCTTTATATGGCCAACGCCCACCGACATAACCAACATCATACTTGTTGTGCTCTCCATTGGCGACATTAAATATCGTAGCATCGCCAGCAGTCGCCATTGGAACCCACGGCATACCGTTTTTATCCCAAAAAGACCAATAATGGCGATCAGCCTCATGCCCGTAACCAAACACGGCATTTGGTTTTATTGATTTAACCCAGTTGATAGCATCTTGGGATTCATTGATATTCGGTTCGATTTTTGTCGGCCCATATGGATTAACATGGATGGCGACTTTGCTTTTACAACCATTTGGTATATCTTGTCGATGCCCAGAGCAACCAACATACAAATCGGGACAAAATGCATCCCAACTGTATCTCTTACCGTCCCATCTATCAGCAATTATCCCGATGTCGCGTAGTGCATTAATCATCCCATCTGTGATAAATGACCAAGCACCGCCTACTCTACTACAAAATAAAACTCGCATTTATCATTCACCTAAACAATGGCCTCTGCCACTTTGTGTCAATAACAGCCGCTGTCTTGTTATTCTATCGCCAAGAGATAACGCTGATAATTTAGCACCTATCTCTTTGTTTTTCTGGTGATACATCGTCCAATTTTCAACTCTTCCATGATGCAGATGCAATAAGTCAAAATGACGATTTTCTTTCCAAACAGTGCCTCTAGATAATCTAAAATAAAAATCACAGTCTTCGACACCATAGCCGACAAATTCTTCAACAAAGCCACCCACTTTCCAGTAAGCTTTTCTACGACACGCAATAGACCCGCCTTCGAAATAATCAACCATATGTTCATATCTAGGATGATCAATAGTACCCGTAATATTGATATTATTCGTCTCTGTCGCACCAATATAAAAAATCTGCTTGCAAAGATGGCAAGATTCAACCTCGCTCAATTCGTTTGCTACTGATTGAAAATAACAACTTGGTGCCAGCGTATCAGCATCATGCAATATAAGCATGTCGCAGGTACAAGCCGAAACCCCAGCATTCCAGGCTTTACTCTTATTAAACGCAGCGCCAGGTAAGCCGGCAACGAAAATATGCCTTGCAGGATCGCATTCTGCATCAGCCATTTTAGAGACAGTATCTTCTTCAACCATCACAATCTCAATATCAGGGAACCGTTGTGCTCTAATGCTATTAAGCACAGTAATTATTGAATTTTTTCTATCGATTTCTCTGAATGGTATAACACAAGAAATACGTGGAACGGCTGTTATATCACTAGCATTTACATAAGATGGTCTAGTGCTAATAGTACTTAAAACTGCCTTGGCGTGTTTGAATTTTTCAACTCTATTCTCAACAGATGAATGCTCTGGATGTACTAAAAAGTAAGAACTAGATCCGTCGACATCAAAAAAACCAGGTTGCTGTAGTTTGCTATCTGACAATCTAGTAGACCAATCTACATGTTCTACACCATATTGACCAAACTGCTCATCGAAATAGCCAACTTTTGAAAAAGCAGTATGATCGAATACCATCACAGCGCCATGAGGCTTGCTATCTACAACGTTTAGAGTCGTATTATTGACGTTTGTATTAATGCCCTTTGTAGCACCATATACACCAAGCTGCCGATAACAAAAATGATGAAAGCCAGTTCTCTGCATAGCGAGAAAATAAAAATGCTCCCAGCCGCTATTCAATACTTCAACGTCGTCATTTAGCAAAATCTTCTTAGGAAATCTTGATAAACAGCGCATTAAACGATTACTATTGCCAGCAACTCCCAATTGTTGACAATTTCTGAGAATTACAATGTCGCCACGCAACTCGAGCTCTGATAAATATGCCAATTGATCTGTATTCGTGCTACCATCATCGCTAATAAAGATTGTGGTACGGCACGTATCTGTGTACTTTATAATAGAAGTTACCAACCGATATAATGATTTCGGCCTATTATATGTCAAAATCCCGACGCCAATACCATCACTAATCGCAAATGCATTCTTTGAAAATGATTTAGAGCAAGCAAGATCAACATTCCTTCTCATGCGACCTACTATTTGCCGCTTTACTTCCTTTGTCACACGCTTATTTAATTGGACTGGTCTAGCAGCTTGCCGAGATGTTTTGATTTCTCGCTTCTGCGGCACAGATGGAATTTGATCTACATTAACCAAATATCCTTTACCGTCTTTACTGGCATAACGATCAAAGAAATCTGGTAACCTTACGCGACGTCCTTTGCGTATATGTATCGTATCGCCACTAGGTCCAACTAAATATAAATCGTGTGGATGCGGATTTAGATACTCTGGCACAATTGCTTCCAAATGTCATGTAGTTCAGTTTCAAGTTGTTCGAGCGTCCCATTGTTCCGCACCACCAAAAACGCGTTACATAATTTCTTATATTGTGGTAACGATATTTTAAACCTATCAATGTAGTCACAAAGCAAGGGTTCTGTTATTTTTGTGTCTCTAGCCAAACACAAATTCATATTAGCTTGCACAAACAACAGGGCGACATTATGTAATGCTGCTTTTGCGTCGGCAATCAGAGTCACCAATGTATTGCTCTTCGAATTACATGCATCTAACACTATAATATCTCGTGGACTAACATCAGCAATAGCTTCTTTACATTTGTCTAATGCAACGGACCAACAACCAATGTTATACGATTGTTGAGTTTCTTTATCAAGCGTTGCTAAATTCTCTGGTATCCAATCAGATGGTCTAATTATATGCCATTTGCGGTCGCCTCTTGGCAACATATCTATAACTTTTGACTTTCCACATTTAGGAACACCCGCAGTTAAAATCAGAATGATGACACTCCTACATAAAGCGGCACTGGTTTATTGTCAACTTCCATAAACCTAAATCTACTTGGCTTAATTATTACGCCGCTATTATAGTTGCCAGCACCATTTTTTATTTGCTCTAAAAGCTGTTCAGACATTGTGTCTATTTTTAATACCTGCTGAGTATTAAAGGTTTTACCAAATACATCTCTAATCATACCTGGTCCAAGAAATTTATTTAAACTCAACCTAATATCAACCAACACCGGAGTACCAGTATCAAGAGCAAAATAGTAAATGGCCTGCTTGACACCAGCCGCATGTGAAATGGCTAATAGTCGCTTAGCTTGATTTTGTAGAAAATCAATTGCTACTAGAACTAAAGCATCTTTGCTATTCAGATCAATAATATTACCATCCCAATCACCCATCGATATGGCTATATCGTCTTTGTTACGTGATATTAAACAACTTATGCCGATATTTTGGTAATATTTAACGACATAACATAACATATTAGAGACCAAAGCCATATTAGATAATGGTTCTGGGTGTGGTAGCATAGCCGGAACAATTTTAGATATGCCAGATTGTGTCGCCATCTACGCTCTGCTGAATGTACCAGCGCCCTCGTTGGTTATTGCGTATGAAATCAACATCGAAAACATACACATTTTTCTTCATCTCACTATCTGTCATCGTGAACAATAGCCGTGGTGTACCATCAAAAATCATCGATACTTTGTTATTCTTAGCATCAAAATCATTGACCAAACCGAACCAAACACGAAACCAACCAGCCCAAACAACAAAATCAGCATAGCGCGGTGTCCAAGTCGCCAACGCTCTATAAGTGGCCAGTGGCGGTAACTCTACTTCTCTCACAATTTCTCTCCTATCTTGAATCGAGTTAGGCGATGAATGTATATATCATATCTATAAGTAAAACCATCAATCAGATCCCATTGAATAAAATGGCCATTGCGATAGCCGCCAAGCGTCCTAGCAATAACTGGATCGATTGCAAGAAAAGTATCTTCCGATATTACTGATGGAGACCTCATTTCTTTACCATTAACGACAACTGACGACTGCTGGCCAGAAATTTTGGCAGCTTCCTCCTCACGCCGTTTAATTACATTAAGACCTTCAACCAAAATATCGCGAGCAGAATTGGTCTTAGTTTTGGCAGAGACATGAAACTTTTTGCTGTGATTGTCTGCATCTGTGCCAGTCATATTTACGGCTAGTGTAACATCGTCAGTATTAAGACGAGCATTTGGCTCTAACTGAGTCAAGACACGCTTAATATCGGAGACAGTCCTGATTGTCGGAGTCTCAAACCTCTGGCGGTTCAACTCCGATTGTGTCCTCCTGGCTAATTCCCTCTCCAAGCTCTCCATTAGTGCCTCCGTAATTATATTCAGTAGGTTCGGAATCAATTATCCGAAGATTTATGTCGATTGCTGCCACACGCCCATTGTGTAAAAGTCTAAATACAGAATGATAGAAATTCGCAAGTCCCCAAAGAGCTATCGTTTTAACTAATATATTGCCGCTTGCATTAAGACAAAAATATCGCCCCGGCAAGAAGAATGAGAAAAAAAACGATGTCCAACAACTAGTACACCACCCACATGATATTAGTTCAGAAAGCCATCTGCAAAATCCAGCTACAATCTTACGTTTTAATGACGATTCAGCTGCTTCCTGTTGATCTAATAGTGCAGTTTTCGCAAAAAATTGCCGCATTGGTGAAAATAGTACGGATGTTGTTATCGCTTCAGCCGAACGCTCTGCAGCTATGGTGCAAATCAACCATATGCCGACTATTGACACAATTTCTATCATGTGAACATCCGATTACAACGAGTACATTTCTTACGATTCCTAGCACCACTACCGGATAAAATTGGAGATAATGCCGACCCGCATAACGGACACTTCTTTAAATCTTTTAACTGTTGTTTGACTTTTATCGAAGTACTGGACGCGGCAACAACAATTCTAGTTGTAGGTGCCGGGCGCATACTGGGAACTTGAGTTGGCTTTGAGACAGGTTTGGCCTTAACCTTCTCTCCGATAACTCTCTTTTGTATTGCTCTTGCTGCAGCACCACCACATGAACCACACGCCATTATGCTCTTGCCTTTCTCACTCCTATGCGTTGGATGTGGATTTGCTGAGATGCTGTTATTTGCAAGACTGGACTTCTTGTAGGCACTTGCCTAATTATAGTAGGTTTGTTTGTTCTTGCGACCCTAACCGGTTTTCTATTTCCACATCCACCACATGCCATTATTTCACCAAAAGAAAGAATCGGGATTGATGTTGTCGGCAAAATCATTCCAGGAGCAGATAAAGCACGGTGCCAGCTGCAACGGAACAATCACCCTATTCTTCCTATTTTTGGTGTGGCTTATATTGAATGAGATCGGCCCACAATCTCTATAATGCTCGAATAATAGATGTGGAAACCATGGTCTAGCGCAGCCTCGGCTCATATCATCCTTGAAACGCAAGAAATCCATAGCTGTCCAATCAAACGCGATCCAATCAAGATTGGGGTTGGGTTTGAAGAATACCATTGGCTTGATATCTAACCCAAGAGCCTTTGAGACCAACTGTGCATCATACGTAGACTGGTGATACCATTCTGAAAACTTGCAGGTAGAACATCCACTAATAATAGATGTAAGGCTAAATCCTTTGCCCTTCTTCGCTTCAAGATTGAAGCGGCATCGGTTTTGGGCGTCGGCTGGCACCACATCGCCGGTCAAGTCGCGTAAAACCGTATCAGATTCCCTACCCTCAACCCGACGTCTCCTAAATTCTCTACCAGACCATTCAGTCAACAGCTTCGCCACACGTCGCTCATGGCTCTTGGCCGTCGCTACATTCGACTTGCCTATTTCGCTCGCTGTCCTCGCCATCACTAACCTCTGGTGGAATTGCAAATTGTTTGAATCTGGCTGCGAGTCTGTTATATTCAGTAACAAACCCATTAACTTTATATTTACGAGCCAAATTAAACAATTCATTCTTATCAAAGACAGGTGGTATATCCAATACTCTCTGGGTATATAATTGATTCTTTAGCAGTTCTGGACATAGCGATAAATCTATCAACAACATATTTCTGACAAATAGTGCAATTCCTTTCTTTGACAAGAATTCTGCCCGGTCCTTACTTGATTTTGCCATTGCAGTACTTTTCACCGGACCTATTCCTACATAGCCATTTATACGATCTGATACATCACCACAAAGTGCTTTTTGAATCACCGGATCATAATTAACTTGTTGTATGAAGTGTTCTTTCATTGGATCAAAACACCGAACATGGGGCATTCGAAATACTATCTGATTATAGTCGCTGTCGGAAGAGCATATTATAACTGGAGACGGAGCTAAAATTTTACAAGCAGCATAAATTAAATCATCTGCTTCCATGTGCTCCTTACTAAACTGTCTGCAACCCATTTTAGCGAACATAGCTTTCGCAGCAAGTTGCGTACTGATTAGCTCATCTTTAATATCTATAGCATGCTTATCTGCCGATTTATCTTTATATCCAGCAAAAATCTTCATCCGCCATAGAGTAGCTCGTTTAGCATCCCAAAATATGTTCACACTCTCAGGCTTAAAACGATCAATCCAACTAACCATAAACCTAAGCATAATGGTAAATGAATGTTGATGCTGGTACTGAGCGGAAGGCTTCCTGCCAGCCCAAATTGCGCGATACATCAAATTCCTAGCATCGACCAATAGTGTACATTTCTGATCGCTCATAATTTTCAGCCTTATGATAAAAAACAGGACGCAAGAGGAATTCCTCTTGCGTCCTGTGTGTAATGCTGCGATCTTAATTAGCCGTTGAGCTCGTCTAACAATCGATCTACCTCACCATCGACTTCATCAAGCTCTTCAGAGGATTCTTCATCTGCAGGAGCTTCATCAGCAGGAACTTCGCCAGCCAACTCTTCATCGAGTTCCTGTTCAGCAGATTCATCTACAGGTGGCTCTTCTTTCTTCTGCTTCACCGCAGCAGGTTTGACAGCCTTTGTTGCGACCGGCTTTGTTGCTGGCTTTGCTGCGACAGGCTTTGTTACTGGCTTTGCCGCTGGCTTAGGAGCCTCTTGTACTGGCTCTTCGCCCTCAGCTAATGCGTCTTCGTCATGATCAAACCCACCGGACGCTGCAAGCTTCGTTGCAGCACGACCACTAAGAGCAGCGGCAACCTTGGCTATCTCTTCTTGATTAATGGTTGGCATCTTCTCCCATAGATTGTGGCGCTTAGCAAGAATTTCCTTGATGCGCTTCATATCTATTTTCTTAGTCGCCTTATCGACAGCAATCGGGCGTGATTTGAGCGACGTTGAGACCATGAACTTCGATCGCTTGTAACTGTTCATTTGTCCGTCTTTGAACACTTCAAGCTGGAAAAGATATGCATCACATTCATCATAGAACACACCGAATGGCAATGGCTCATCTGGATCGCCACCATCGTCGTCCCGATAAAGACACTCAAGCCACATATCAACAAGAGTCTTGGGGGCATTGTACCAGAAAACCCTACCACGAACTTCTTCTGGGTTGGTATCGATAGTCGGAAAATAGATATTGACTAGATTGTATTGAGCTGGCAAGAGCGCTCTACTAATCTCTGATCGCTTCTTCTTGCCCTCTTCGGTAGAACCGTCGACTTCATTAAGAAGATCAAAACCGTAATTGCAAATCGCACAATCTTCCTCGTTGATAGCACGAGGGCAGCCGATCCGTTTGTTATCGATATAATGAGAGCCGTTTGCAATTGCGAATAAATCCATTTCGCGTTCGCATGTCGACTTACCATCATTACAGACGTCACCAATCTGCAGCGGCGGCAAAATATAAAACCTGAATTTCAGCGTTTTGTCGCCCTCGGCCTTCGGCGCGCGAAATTCAGTCGGATCTTTCCCCTTCTTCATCTTGGCTCTAACTTGCTGCCTGATAGCTTCAATATCGTACGCCATCTTGAGTCTCCTTAAGGTTTACCCTTGTAGTTGCCTGACAAGGGTTAGGTTTGTCTACTTGATTGTTCTTTTTCTTGACGCTTAAAACCCGCCAACGATCGGCAGTGCTCTGATCTCAGCTTAATCGCCTCAACCATGTGATATACTTTTCCACAATTCCTTTGCAATATTGCAAGCTCGGCTTCGGACTTAACTAAGTCCTGATCGCCATCAATTATTGCGTTTGTCTGTTTATCTGTAATTTTCGCGTTGCGTTCCCTAAATTCATCAAGTATTCTGCGCAATACCGCGTTCTTTTTTGATCGTATTTTCAACTCTAATACAGCAACAGCACATCTTAACTCACTATAGATTGCTGCCCAATAAATATATTGAGCGGGAATTCGCTCATGCTGCTCTTCTAATATTTCAAAATTTATATCGATATCTGCAGCTAGATTAATTTCACAAACAGTGTTATTCTGTAGCTTGATTTTGAATTGAAATAAAGGGCTATTAGCTAAATCGAGCGGGACATGCTCTCGAAACCACTGCGGTAATGCGTCGTTCTTCTCGTCTGTCATGATAAGTCGCCTATACCTGTCATCCTACCGTCAAATACATCAACACGACTGCCACTTATCTACATCAAAATACAGCCTACACGGTTGCCACTTACACCATTCTTTGCCAATATTAACTCGTACAGGAAATACTGGATTACTGGCTAATATTCCAGTAAATGGTCTGCACATGATATTAGCTATTGTACGCATCGCATTCTTCACTTCATTCCTAGTGCAAGCTATAGTTATAGAGTCATGTGTCTCAGTCAATAGTCTAAAATGCAGTTCCCACACTCTCCTTATAGTCAATTGCATTGCTTGCGCAATTGAGCCTTGCATAGTTGAATTGAAAGCAGATCTTGGTTTTTCAGCATTAAAAAATGTTCTACCGAGAATGCTAGCGATCGGTTGTCCACCGTCCAATTTTGCTTTTTGCGCGATCATCCATTCACGCAAATCTGGAAATAATTGAAATACTGGATTGTCAATATCGATAGAATTGATCGCGCGTAATAGCATTAATTTGCAATCTTTTCGTTCCATATTAAGCATTTCTGATAATTTCAAATATGGGTCTGATTCAATTGACATCTCATTTAGGTGGCTATCGCCACTAAGTATAGCAGCTATCCGTATATCTGCTGCTCGCCAATCGAAGTTTATAAAATAATCTAGTTGGCTACCATGTGGTCCTGATATATGATCCTTTGCAGATGTACCTTGTAAATTAAAGCCAGTATTCTTGCTTCTTCCACTTACTGTACGATGTGTCCATTTTGGTTTATGTAAATATCCACCAACCATAATGCCCTGTCGCTCTAGACTCTCATAAACAACAGATGCATTTGCTGCGACATTTTGCCATAAATGGAGTCTCTGCCCCTGCAGCTCTGATAGTATACTGTGAACAACATATGATGCTTCTTCTAACGTATTCGGCATCGTTGGCGGAGGCGGTTGAAAAACATCGTATACCTTTAATTTCTCTCTTGGAAGAATAAAATCAAATCCAGTTAAAATGGATTTGAAATCATTTGTAACCAGAGTTCTATCTTTTAATAGCGTCTGTTCAATAAATCGATAAATCTTCTTGACAGATTGTTGTATATAATATACTTTCCTGCCTGTACCATGGAGATAAAGCGGAATTATAGTATCATTACCAGAAATTCTGATACCGACTATTAACGGCAAGAATTGCTTATCAAACAATGCGCAGAAATAGCTGATAGAATCATTAACGAGAACCATAGATCACATTAAGAAATGTTTCTGTTCAGTATGTCTCTTACCGCCATTGCGCAGCTTATCAGTTAGTTCTTCTTTATCGCCCGCTGGCCTCATGTAGCCATACGGATCATCATTTTGCAGCTGATGCAATGCCATATCTCGCTGTAGAGCTTTGGCATTTTTCTTTCGAAACTCATTCCAATCGCCGCCACGAACACGCATGCTCTGATTGGTATCCAACAAAGTAATCGTTGTGTTATAACTATCACAGAATGGGCATTGTGTGACCGCCTTCAGTTCTTTCTTTGTAGGGAACATACAATGCGAAACTTCAAACAAAATCGAAGATTGTTCTTCTTCTGTTAATGCCCTGCCGAGTTTCTTTTCGCCTACAGCAATACAGTCTTTGCAGATATAATTATATCTCGGCATTATCACTCCTATTCTTTAGCTTTATCAACACCAACCACACACACCGGCTCGCTTGGAACCGCCGCTAGAATATTATGAAATCTGGTCAATATTATTCTAGCGTTGCCATATCGCGGATAAAGACCATCTAATGTACAAATGAATTGCTTAGGATTGAATTTGACAGTATTACCAATCATAAAGGTAGCACATATATCTTTTGGAACCATTGGACCAATGCCAACAATAATTCCAATTGTAGATTCTTCATCTGGCACAATAATACTATGTTCTTTTTGGACGCCAATTGGCGCAATCGCCACATAATCGTTACCAACCACAACTGGCGTAATTTGGTAAGATCCCTTTTTCAGTTGAATTGTCTCAACTACGGTGACAAATGATCTCGCAAGCAAAGCATCTTCAGCCATGATTACTCCTTAGTTTATTAAGCCCAATCTTTAAATACAGCCGCTGCTCGAAGAATATATTTACATATTAACCATTAACTTCAACGATTTCCATTCTATCGTAATAGACGCTTGTAGAGATAGAGCAAAACTTAGGACCATTTCGATTTTTTGCTATCCAAAGTCTGATGATAGAACCATTCACCTTATCGGTCTCACCCCTCTTGTACTCATCTTCTGTTTGGTTCAGGCTGACCACATAATCAACCGGCATAGCTTTTCCGAAGCTCTCTGCCGCTTTGTCTAAATCTATATGGGCAGCTTCAGCATTTTGATTTGGATTTTGTCCTTGCTTGTCAGCTTTCGCCCCACTACGGTTAGTTTGTGTGGCAGAATAAACGAGTACGTTCTCGTTTTTAGCTAACCCACGCATTTCAGTAGCTACACTCTTCTGCCTTGTGTAATCGCCCTCAGTATTGTTGTAGCTACGTCGACTAAGCATTAACTCTAGATAATCGAGAGCCACTACCTTCGGTTCCCATCCCCTCGTTTTACGATTTGTTTCTATGATGCCATAAATATTATCAACGCTACATTCATCTGGTGGCAATTCATAGATGACCAACTCACCCATTTTGTCCCTACTAACCCGAACAATATTACGTACTTTATCTTGGTTTGCACGGATACTACTCTGATCTACCTCAGACAATGTATCAATGTTGGCACGAGCGAAATCTCTTATTGCTGTATGCGACATACGGCTAACTAGTCGTATGGCTGTTTTATATGTTGATAATTCAAACGTAACGAATAGAACATTATGACCCTTGGCCATCGCAGCAAACGCCATATTGATTAATGTTAATGTCTTCCCAACTCCTGTCGGTGCTAAAATGATCAACACTTCACCAGGAGATGGCCCGCCTTCATTGAGCTTCTCATCCAACCCCTTAAAGCCGGTACCAATATGTTCTATAGCTGTGTCTACAAACACCTCATCAATTTGATCAAAAAACCAAAAGCCTTGGTTGCCGACCATGCTAATACTGGAGGCAGAATCAACAATCTTGCGAAGAAATTCATGATCTCCTCGTGCATGTGCCGCTACCGCCTCATCTGAATATAATTGCTCATAAGATTGATGCTCGACCCACTCACGCAAAATCTGACGTATTATTGGCGCTTCTCTTGGATCTGATGATCTCTTAACAGCACCCAATATTTCTTGATGTGGATCGTCTGAAGTTAGTTGCTTAGCTAAACGATCATGAAGCAGAGCACGTGATGGTACAACACCAAATTTCTCGTAATCTTGTTTTAGTGCAGCCACAACATATTTTAACTCTGGTCTTGAGAATAATTCTGTAGTAAAAAACTTAGCTATCGGTATATATAATTCAGGAAAATCGAGAATCAACGATATAACACCAGCCTCCATATTCGGACCAAAAGGACTATTGACAGGAATAGCGTCCTGCTCAATCTGAAGCGCTTCAATCATTACGTGAGCCCTTGATATAAACGTTGCAAAGCGTTAAGCTGAGTTTGCAAGTTTAATATACACGTCTCAAGTGCTTCTCTATATCCAATCAGATCTTCTTCATAAAATCTGATTGGTAAAACACGCTGACCTGTTATTCTATCGCCAATTGTTTGGACAGCCGCTGGAGATTTAAGAGATGTCACCAATGTATAAATTAGCTTGCCGTTCGGCTGATATCCCATATCCTTGATAGCATAAGCTTCCAAGAAACCTAAAGCAGCCGACTCCCTTAAATATACAACCTGACCAATATCGTAAAGCGGCGCTTTAGCCATTCTATCTTTCCTCGTCAAAACTCTGAGTATCTATATCTTGTTCTTCTGTATCTTTGGTAGAGCTATCATCTACCACAGGACCAGTTATTTGTCCTGTTCCCATTATGCGATATGTTTCATCAGAGACAAGTCTAAGTAACTCCTCGTCTGAAATCAACACCTCAGTTAATTTTTTCTTACCAACAGCAATCTTGCGATCGCCAAGATAATAATTAGAACCCTTTAATGAAATAGCCTTTGTTTCAATCCCAGCATCAATTAGAGACAACGTTTTGTTGTATCCATAAATCCCATCTGCACCGAAATGAATTTCTAGGCTTGCAGAGCGAAATGGTGGAGCAACTTTATTTTTTGCAATCTTAATCTTGCTGACTAACCCGTAAGGGCGATTGTTTTCACGCAATGTCTCTGCCCTACGAACTTCTAGTCTGACAGAAGAATAGAACTTTAAAGCTCTGCCACCAGGAGTAGTCTCTTGTTTGATGTAGCTGGGACCACCTTGGCCAATTTTATCTCGCAGCTGATTGATAAATATCACAGTGGTCCCCGTCCTAAGGCATTTGCCAGCTAATTTGCGTAAACCTTTGGACATCAATCTTGCCTGAGCGCCGATTTTAACATCACTTATATCACAATCCAACTCTTCTTGTGGTACGAGCGCAGCTACTGAATCTACTACTACAAGTCCAACTATACCTGAATGGACAAGCGAAGTCAGAATATCGAATGCTTGTTCGCCACTGTCAGGCTGAGATAAAAGCCATTTCTTGACATCGACACCAATATGTGTCGCCCAATCGTAATCTAGAGCGTGCTCTGCATCGATATAGGCAACCAATTTACCGTGTTTTTGAAAACTAGCAACAATTTGTAAGGCGAGTGTTGTCTTACCACTAGATTCCGCACCGTATATTTCTACAATCCTACCATCTGGGATACCACGACAACCTAATGCTATATCTAAACTAGGCAAATCAGTTGGTATTGATTTTGTCGGTTTGATAGCCGTTTCGCCGCCCCAGTGAATTGAGTCACCGAATTTCTTTTCTAATTCGGCGTACATCTCATCAAACGTCATCTTCTGAATCGGCTCACCGAAATCATCTGTCTCGCCCTGATCTGGTTTTGGTGCCGGTTTCTTTTTTGCCACTTTGCGACCCTTTGTAACAGATTTCTGCCAAACAATCTATGACTTGTTGACAATTATGTGTGTAAGCTTTTCTGATGTCTGCTAATGGAATACGGATGAGAGTATTGTCTTTTGCGAGTAAAGCATCTCCATCGATTATTCCTACAACACTCCATTTACCGTGGGGGCTTGGTGCATATCCCGGCTTAGTAGATAAATATTTTACCCGTTTAACAGTCAATAATTCAACTTGATCTAGTTGTTGAATTATTGGTTTAGGTTCCTCTGGTAAGTAATGGGAACTATCCATCTATCATCCAAGCAAAGATTTATACAGGAGACGTTTTATGAACAGCAACGAACGACTGCTTACAGAAGCCATCCAGACTTATCTACAGCATAAGGTGAAACTGGGCATACCAGATCCGCCTAAAGACCTAGCCGACATGGACGCTAAGTCTCTACAGTACTTGCAAGAGCAGATTAACGACCTGTTCGAATTAAAATCAATCGATTTAGTCTGCCACGAGGGAGTATGCCGGGCATTTCGTAAAGTTCATAATTATAAATATATTACTGATCCACTATTCGAAAAAGCTATGATGCAAGAAATGTGTACACAAGGCATCTGTGGTGTTGAACGAGAAAAAGCTATTGGGATTCTCGAAACTATTAAAGAAGAAGTTGGAGATGGAGATGGCTGGTGTGAGCAAGACGCCGGATATCATCCGGATCTCGAAGGAATAATTGCTGTTAGTAAGCCAGGACAATCGCCAGGCAGTGCACAATGAAATTGTTATTATTAAGCGAAGGCGATCTCATCAAAGCTCTAGCTCGTGCTTCTGGACATCAATACGGGCGAAAACCAATATTAGGAATGAGCACTATCGACACAAAACCAGATAATGGCGGCGATTTTGGTTCTAGAGTTTCTGGCTTCACATCTCAAGCGACAGGTGTACCAATGAAGCCACGACATCGTAGATTTCTAGGTGTATCTACTAGGCAATTCAGTTTATCGCCGCCCGGCCTCTAAAGCAGTGCCGAGCCACCGCATTTAGGACATACTATAGTTTCTGACGGGCTCTTCCGGATCATACCATCACCTTTACACATCGGGCAAGGGTGAATATCATAGCCATCTTTAAAAGAATGATCGGCGGCTGCTTGCTGCTTGAATCGCTTTTGCAAGTCTGCATCAGTTACAGTTTTTGCAATCCTTACTCTAGTCGTGCCGAGGCCATCTTGTCTAATTGCCGGAATAGCCAACGGCGTCCCGTGTCTTCCTTCCGCCAATTCCATTTTTACTAAACCATCTCTTGCACCATCTGGTAGTTTGGAATTTAGTTCGTCTGGATTATAAGCATTATGCCTTTCAACTCCCTGCCCATCAACCGATCCGGATACACCTGCTACACGTCTCTGCATAACATTATCAACTTCTGAAGAGGGTAATATACCATCTTCTCGACCGCCGTGCAATTCGCTTATAACGGATTTTGGTGCAACTGCTGGTACAGACGCTGGCGCAGCTGATGTCGCTACAATTAATCCGCTATTTTGCGGTATTACAGTCATTCCAAGCTTAGCTGCCTGTGCCAAAAATTCTTGCATCTGTTCGTCGTGTTGTGACTTCCATTTAAGATATGCGGCTTTAGCTGCTTTTGGAGTAATGTCGTCCGCGTGTTCATCACAAACCTTGACTGTAACTTTCTGATCGTCAACAGTCACGACGAATTCAGTATTGAGATTCTTATCAGATCCACATATTATACAACTATTATTCTCTGCAATTGTCATATGTTCGTCTCTGTCGTCTTTCCACGCATGTGGTTTGTGCATTTCACACTCGTATTTAAATCCCTGTAATTTAAATACACAACAGAATGGAGAATTATTATGGCAAAAATCAATGTCATATCTGTCGATCTCGGCGATCCGATTGAAAAGATTATCGCTGAGGATGTTCGACAACTCAGTGCAGAGACATTAGAAAATATCAAAGCTGCAGCAAACGAGAAAGCCAGAGGACCAATTAGGACTGATCCTGAAACTTTAGCTACACAAGCTGCTTACGATATATTACTAACGGCATTTCCCACAGGAGAGCCTGTGGAAATTAGTAAATTATTAGCAGCTTCAAGCCCGGTTGTCACCAATCCGTCGTCACTTATGATGAGGATGAAAGGTTTGTTGCGACAAAAAGGTAATGAATATGTTCTACGTAGAAGCACACGCGACAGAAAACCAGTATATCGATTAGCACCTTATAATCTTGAAGAATCAGAAAATACAGATTCTATTCAGCCTCAATAATCCGACTTAAAATCTTGCACAATACGGCTATTTGGTGCTCAAAAGCGGCTCTTCTATCTGGTTGTGTTAGATTTAATGGTGATGGATGCAAAATAGCAAATACTTTAACACCATATATGGTGCTTGTAGTAATATTCCCCAACGCTTGACTATAAACATGTCCGGGACAAAGGCATTCAAAAGCTACAGCGCCTAGTGTAACGACCAACTGCGGATTCATCAAACCGATTTCCATCATCAGGAATGGCTTACATTTGTCGACACACAATTGCGGCGGTTTGGCGTTATCGGTTGTATAACATCGCACTGCATTAGTTACATAGAATTGCGAGCGATCGACGCCATGTTTAGCTAACTCCTTATCAAAGTTCTTACCTGAAGCACCTACAAATGGAGTTCCTAATTTTAATTCGTCCCATCCTGGGTTTTGTCCGCAAACAAAAACACGTGATGGCGTCATAGAAGATAACACGTGTGGATCGCGACAAATTCCGTTCTTATCGGCATCTTTTCTACCAAGCTCGCAACAACTACATGCACTACAGCATAGACTTAATTGTCTAAGCATTCGCAATTTACGCTCACGGTGTGTTTCTTGCAATCCCATTTTCGCTACATCCCAGTTAGAAATTATTTCTCTCTGGCTATAAGAATAATTAGAACCACATTTCCAATCAAACGTTTTTAAATCCATACGTATATAATACCAAATCAACTCTAGGATGAATATGTTAACACAAGATAAACGCGGTGTGTACTGTGATCGTTGCGGGATGCAAGTTATTGAGAAATTTACCTATTATTCTTTCGACGCTAAAGAAGTCGTCGTCACCAATAATTCTATGTCTTTTACGCAAGGAAGTACCCCTACTCATTCTTTCGATATCTGTTCACGATGTATGGAAGAAATAAAGGCTATCATTATTAGATGCTATAAGCCAAGTAGAATAATTGATAATAGATCATGCCCAAACGGAATTTTTTGTGATCTAACTGGCACTATAATGCGTGGTAACTTTACGTGCTTCTATATTTGTGTGTCTGTCGTAGTCGTCAACATAAACAACAATCCGTCTGTGCAAATTACAGATGAAAAGTATGTAGAATTGTGGATTTGTAGCGATGCTTTCGCACAGTTAAAAAACAAAGCAATAGAAATCCAAAATAAGGAAAATAAAGAATGGTCATCGCAAGCGATTCAAACAAAATAATATTATTACCAAACGAACATCCGACACAATTTCAACTAGTTGATTTTATTGTTGCTATACCAACAGCAACACCTGATCCGTCAGCTATAACATCAGCAAGGCCATTTGAATTCGTGCTTGATTTACCATCGAAGTTTTCCGCGATGTGTCCTTTCTGCTGTGCTGGCTTTTACATTGATGCGTGCGATATTGTAGAGCAATACGGCTACAAATTTGTCGGATGTCCAGAGTGTGGTGCAGGCAAGCCAGAAGTTGTACCACCTATACCCGCATTTATCGATCCATTCGTAAATCCTTTTAACAGCAAACAATTGTCTAGATGCGAGCTAGACGAGGCAGTAACACCAATAGAAAACATAGCAAACGACGATTCTCTTACAGTTGCACAAAAATTATCGAGATCAGCATGCAGGGAGTAATACTAGGTAGCGGTATTGTTGGGCTACTTGCCAAAGAAATTTTAGGGGACCAATGGTTAGTTATACCATTTTCTCGTTCTCGCTTTTATAGCTTTCGTCCAGCGTTAGCCGACAACTTCATTATTAGAGACGAGCGAATAGACGATCTTATTGCACATTTTGGTGGCAAAATATCATTTATTTATAAGACCTTCTATTCGCTTGGTGGAAGTCTATTGCCGCCAGATGATCTTATTATCAACGGATGGTTAAATAAGATATTTGGTCAAGAAGTACCATCACAGGCATTGCCTTGTATTAAATCTAGAGGTGATCACTTTGTCTATGATATAAAAGTTAATCAATTATACAATCAACTGCAGATAAAATATGGTCAAAATTTAATCGATAATAGCAATAAGGGTGTAGTGTCTGAAATTGGTGATCACTACATAATATGGGGAGGAAAGAGAATCGAGTTTGATCATATGATTAGCACAATTCAATTATCTAAATTATATGAGCTGACAAGAGTCCCATATCACAAGCTATCAACAGCACAAGTATGGTATTATCATGTCGAGACAAGCGGCTTGAATTTTGAAGGTGCTAATCAAGTTTTAGTTGTCGATGATTATATTAATTTCTTCAAAGTAAGTAACATAGCTAAAAATCGATATATGTTTTATTTTTTGCGTGATGTGCCGATACCAGGGCCTTATTTTATGCAGTTTATGCAGCAATTCGAGCTAATCGATGGCACGACTATTGCAGAAGCTATACCAAAAGGACAAAAACCAGATCTTGCCATGCTTAATAACCTTGGTATTGAATGCATCGGTGCTATGGCAGAGCACGATTATTTTATGGATCTAGGGAGCTGTCTTATAAAACTATTGCGCCGCAAGGCTATATTAACGACCTGAAATAACAACATGTTGTTGGCAAGGGCCCAACACAGTTCGTGTCGGTTTAATTACGATACCTTCTAATGCGCGCCGCAGTTCACAAGGATCTATATTTATCTCGAGCGCAGCAATCGCATCTGTCACAGCTTTTATCAATGTTGACTGACACGATGGCGGAATATATCCGTAAAGCGGATCGCTAACAGATGCTGGACTCCCAGAACTGTATATCGAAATCGCAAGACCGTCATTATCACTTATAGTATTAAGTGATGTCGGTAGCTCAGCTTTATAATTGCCACTACCGACACCGTTGACTATTATCTCAACCATATCAACAAATGACGGAACAGCTGATCCAATTGCCACAAGGCTGGTGCCATTCCATACCTGTGTGAAGTCAGCGCTATATGGCAACGCCTTAACATTAGTCAGACCAGTAATTCCGATGCTGATTGTGATTGCGGCCATTTTATACCTAACTTGTCAATTTTATAACTCAGACTCCGCTGTATAATGAAACCACTCTGCAGCGCCTTGTGTAAAAGTACCATCGCTTGATGCTATGCTATACGTTTTTGGACTAGCTTCCATAATTTGAAGACCGCGATCGGCAGTATAACCTTGTGATGTGTTATATTCGCCACAATATCCTAAAGCGCCAGTATAAGGCGAGTAAAATTTTGGAGTAACATAAACACGTTTCTGTACCGTATATGTATATGTACATTGCATCAGCCAAAAATTGCCTTGACCGACAGCCACAAGTGTTCCTAACGATCCTTGTCGTGTAGCTGTACCAGGCTTAGTATCGACATTATAGCTCTTCTCGTAATATCGCTGGCACAATATCAATTCTTCTCCGAATGGGCGAGGATTAAAAATTCGCGAGCTACCAATATGACAGTCTACATTGTATACAACCAATGCAGCATTTTGTGTAGCTGGCGATTCAGTCCAAAAGAAAACGATCAAATTGTTGCAAGAACCACTAATCGTTCCTGTAAGAACAATAGGTACATTAGTACCAGATACCACACTGCCAACAGCAGCGACCGTTATACCACTACTCAAAAAGAAATTGTTCGCAGTATATGTTGTATTCGTCCAATCTCTAACAACATCACTAGTTACTGTGTCGGCCACACCAGTCCATTCCAATATTGCAAAACGCGTATTTCCTGATGTATTAGTTACAGATGCTTGAAGTGTTACTGTCTGCCCTCGCAATGCAAAAGAGTTACTTCCTTCAACAATCTGCAGCAAACCCATTCTTTGCGCTGTCGCATTACTTTGCACTACCCGTCCGCCAAATGGACCAGGCAAAGCTGATGTACCTGTAGCAGGATTCCATCGATATGTTGATACCGCATTAGATTGAGTTAAAGCTATCCAACGATCAAAACAGTAAGTATCATCTACAGAGCTAAATGCTGTGAGAGTTGTATTAGTATTTCGTTGGAAAAAATCGAAACCGCCGTTTATTATTACGTTAGCACCCATCGACTCGCCGTTCGGACCAGTAGAGCCTGTAGCACCGACAAGCCCAGATATACCTGTAGCGCCGGTTGGCCCTATTGATCCAGCAGATCCAGAAGCACCATTTATTCCTGAAGCGCCATTTGCACCTGAAGCGCCATTTATTCCTGCTCCTGAAGCACCAGAAGTTCCAGTTGCTCCGGTGGCACCCACAGGGCCTCCCGCTGGTCCAGTTGCACCAGAAGCACCAGAAGTTCCAGTTGCTCCGGTGGCACCCACAGGGCCTCCCGCTGGTCCAGTTGCACCAGAAGCACCTAAAGGTCCCGTCGCACCAATCCCAGTTGCACCAGTCGCACCAGTATGGCCGGTCGCGCCGAGACCAATTGGACCAGTAGCACCAATAGGACCACCAGAAGGACCAGTAGATCCGGTAGGCCCAGTACTGCCAGTCGCGCCTATAGATCCAGACCCACCAGATACGGTTTTTTCGCTACCGTCAGAGAATCGGCAGTTAACGACAACTGTAGAGCTACTACCAACAGTAAACCATTGATAAATAGTATTTTCTGGCGGATTGTCGCCAGAGGCCGGCGCGCTAGTAAGCTGAATTGTTCTGAATTCTTTGAATTTCATGAATCTACCAGTTTTATAATTCGCATTCTGTCGTAAATTGATGCCATATGACGTTGTTCACATTAAAAGTTCCATCATCAGACGCAACACCGTATGCTTTTGTACCATTATTGAGAATTTGCAAACGTCGATCTGCTACATAAGCTTGTTGCATAGTATACTCACCAGCATAGTTTGTTGCACCGGTTTGTGGTGAGTATAATCTTGGACTTCCGTGAGTGCGCTTTTCAGTCGTATAATATACCATAAAATTATTTAAGTACCAGGTATTGCCATATAGGACAGTCGAGCCAACTGCTCCGACTCGCGTCACTACTGTGCCTGGTTTTACATCGACATTATAGCTCTTCTCGTAGTATCGCTGGCATAATGTTAATTCTTCTGCATACGGCCTTGGGCTCATAACACGAGCACCACCAGTGTGGCAATCGACATTTGCTAGATATATCTGCCCATTATTTGCTAATTGCGATTCAGTCCAGAAAAAGACAATCAGATTGTTGCATGAACCACTTATGGTTGCAGTTAAAGCAATAGATCCTGTAGAAGCGATTGAACCAATAGCTGTAATTACAAGATTACTACTCAAAAAGAAATTATTTGCAGTGTATGAAGTACTAGTCCAGTCTCTAACAACATCACTCGTTACAGTATCAGCTACACCAGTCCACTCTAATATGGCATATCGGACGACAGTGCTAGTAGTTATTGTCGCTTGCAGAGTTATAGACTGCCCACGCAGCAAAAACGAATTAAATCCCTCAACGATTTGCAATAAGCCCATTCTCTGTGCTGATCCAGATGAATTCTTTAAAACTCCAACGAATGGACCCGGTTGAGCTGATGTACCTGTCGTTATATTATAACGCAAAGTAGAAGTTGCGGCTGTTTCGCTTAAACTAACCCAACGATCAAAACAATATGTGTCGTCAGTAGCAGAATAGTAAGATATTGCTGTGTTTCCATTACGCTGGAAAAAATCGAAACCACCATTTATTATTACATTGCCGCCAGCTGTCGCACTTGAGCCTATAGGCCCAGTAGCACCAACTGCACCAGAAGCCCCAGTTACACCAACACCAGTAGCTCCAGTTACTCCGCTCGAACCAACCAAGCCAACCAAGCCAGTGGCCCCGGCAATGCCTGTTGCTCCAGTCGCTCCCGTAGGCCCTCCTGACGGTCCGGTTGCGCCAGTAGCACCGATATGGCCAGTGGCACCAGTTGCACCGATAGGCCCTCCTGATGGCCCCGTTGCACCGGAAGCACCCAATGGTCCAGTTGATCCAGTAGCCCCAGATAGACCAGTGCCGGTCGCGCCGACAAGACCGATAGGCCCTGTAGATCCTGTCGCACCAGTAGGGCCGCCGCCAGGACCAGTTGCCCCTGAAGCACCTATATCACCACTACCTGTAGCTCCAGCTGGCCCGGTCGCACCACTTGCACCAGTCAATCCGATTTGACCGCCACCAGCAACGATCCTCTCAGTTCCATCTGGATATCGATAGTACAACGTCTGTGTAGTTAAACCAATATTAACAAACCATTCATAAACAGTATTTTCTGGAGGGTTGTCGCCCAAAACTGGCACACTAGTAAGCTGAATGGTTCTGAATTCTTTGAATTTCATAATATACCGCAATTCTAGTCTAGATAGCCAAACACGCTACCATCCTCATTATGTTTGGTTGGACGTATCAGATATTCTAAATCTTATCTAGAAGTAGTCATCCAGTAAACGTCACTGACAGTAACTACATCACCGGCGTTGCCAGACGATACAAATAACTCACAGTAATCATTCTTTACTATATGCTCTGCATACAATGTGATAGCGAAAGGATATGGTTGAGTCGACGTAGCTGTCCTTGTTGTAAACGGAGCGATAACATTACCTATCCCATTTTTCTTGATACCTATATTTATATTTCTATTAGCTTGATTAACCGACAAATTTCCAGTAATCCAAAACTGGCAATTCTTCGGGTGGTCGCTCAAAAAAGTCATTTTATTATTAAGTATAGCAATCTTACATTCGATATGGTTGGGCTCAACTGCAACAGAGGTTGTTGTGGCTAAACTAGCGATATTAACTGATATGACACCCCATCCTTCCCCGCTAGTAACGAATTCTATGGTCCATTCTTTAGACGCAACGATCTGAGTAACAGTACAAGAAGTGACAGTGCTCAGATTATCAACAGCAGTTTGGATAGTTGCCGCAGAGTCGTTGTAATTTAATGCGGCTGTCGTTTGCCCTGCTACTGTTATAGTAAATGTGCCACCTGTTGCAGCAAGATCGAAAGTGATGTGTACTTTGCTGTTTAGGCCATTCACTTTATAGTATGTGTTAGCAGCCGTACAGGTAGTTGTCGTAGTAGCATCGTTAATATTTATTTTGCCGTGTGGATTAGCGTCTGGTTCTCCTGCATTACCTAGAATTTCAACATTAGCATCTCTACCAGAGGTTAACGTAAAATCAAATCCAGTAATAAAAGTACCAATATTATTAAATGTGCAATTTAGGATATCATTATATGCACCAATATGATAATTAACGCCATTATAAGATATAGATGTAGCGCCAGATGTTTGGGTGAAAACGAGATGGGCGAGATAGAAATTGCTAGTAGCACCAGAGCCAATTTGTGCAAGACTGATACCA